AGCATCTGCTATAGATTCTGCAAAACGTGAATTGGATTCGCTAACCCAATCTCAAGATTCTGAAAAACAAACACAATATCTTCAAAAGATTATTGATCAATTAAATGAAGACATTGAATCTACTAAATTAGAAATCGGTGAACTGGAAAAGGAACTTTCAGTCAACCAAGAGCTTGAAGTAATTCTTTCTGATAATGGAATGAAAAGGATCCTAATGAATCAAATTATTCCACTTCTTAATAAAAATATTTTAAGAACTTCTAAATTACTCGAGTTCAAATTTGCATTTGAGTTTGATTTAGAATTTAATCCAATTATTACTCATCTCGGAATGCAGATTTCTCCAGAGTCTCTGTCGGCTGGAGAACAAAAGAAAATGAATCTAATTGTTCTTTTATGCATATTAGAGTTAATTAAAATGAAAAACAATAAAATTAATCTACTTTTCCTAGATGAGATCTTTTCTTCTTTGGATTCTGTAAGTATTTACAAAGTAGTTGATTTATTAAAAACATTTGCGAAAAAGCATAATATGACAGTATTTGTGATCTCTCACGATCCACTACCAGAAGAGTTTTTTGACATTAAGTTATTTGTCGAAAACAAAGACCATTTTTCTGATATAAGAGTAAATTAATATAGAACTATGCATACTTACAAAGGAACATCATTTGCGGAAGCTTACCAAAAGTCATTAATTGATTTAATTGACAATGGTGACTTGTGTGAAACAAGAGGAACTACAAGTAGAGAATTATTAAACGTTTCTCTAGAAATCACTGATCCAAGTCAGTGTATGTATACTAATATGGCTAGGTCTACTCAGACTAAATATATTGCAGCTGAATTTTTATGGTACTATGCTGGCCGTAATGATGTAGCGTTTATTTCAAAATATGCAAAATTTTGGGAGCAGATTCAAAATCCAAATGGTACGGCTAACTCCGCATATGGCAATCTAATATTTAAACCAAAGTCTCTTGGCGGAATTACTCAATATGAATGGGCAGTTGCGTCCCTAGCTAAAGATAAAGATAGCAGACAGGCAATTCTTCATTTTAATACACCAGAACATCAATATAATGGTAATAAAGATTTCGTTTGCACAATGTATGGAATTTTCCATATTAGACATAATAAACTAAATTTTAGTGTCTATATGAGATCGAATGATGCTATTTGGGGTACACCAACTGATGTTGCATTTTTCTGCTCTCTTCAAATGCAGGCTCTTGCTCATCTTAAAGAATTTTATCCAGAACTAGAACTAGGAACCTATACACATCATGCAAATTCATACCATGTTTATGATAGACATTACGATCTAGTTAGTCGTATGCTGCTTGGAGAATTTGTTCCATCTAGATTACCTTCAATTAAAACAAATCTTGTTTCAATGTCAGGCAACCCTACACAAGAGTTTAATGACATTTTTGAATTTATCGAACATGATCAAGATGATATTTTAATATTACAAGAAAAAGAAGATCTACTAACTTGGATCGTAAATCAATTTGGCGATGATAACTAGATACGACCTTGTATACATGAAAATGGCCTCAGAATGGGGACAATTATCGAATGCTCGTCGTAAAAAAGTTGGAGCGCTCTTAGTTAAGAATAACACTATTATAGCTGATGGTTATAATGGAACCCCATCTGGTTTTGAAAATGAATGTGAAAACCCTTTATTTGATGAAGATGGTAACTTTTTAGACTATGAAACAAAATGGTATGTTTTGCACGCTGAATCTAATGCGTTAGCTAAAGTTGCAAAATCTACTCAATCTTCTGAGGGTTCTACTCTTTATGTTACAATGTCTCCTTGCAGAGAGTGTAGCAAATTAATTCTTCAAGCAGGAATTAAAAGAGTAGTTTATTCGGAATCATATAGAGATTCTGCCGGTCTCGACCTCTTAAAAAAGGCAGGGGTTGATGTAGTTCAGATCGTTCCAGATTCTGAATAAAAAAAGTTATCTATATTTTGACAGAAGATATTGCAACCAGAGAATTAACTATTGTTTTTGTAAGAGATTATAAAACGTTCGTTGAACACTTTTCTAAAAAATGTAAAAGTGACTATGTTCTTAATATTAATAAGATCATGAAAGAAAAATTTCAAACAGAAGTTTTTATTCCAAATAAAGTTCAAGCGTTCTTATTAAATTATGAAATTTCTAAATTAATTGATAAGGTAATTAAAATAAAGAATCAAAAATATTCCAGGCTAATTTATTTAAATACGGAGCTTTCTCCAACTGGTATTTTAAATTCTATTAATTTCCTAAAAACTACATATGGCTGGGTAGAATTTGATTTTACTGTTATTGATCCAGATAAAGAGTTTCAAGCCGTACTAAAAGACATAAAAAAAGGAGGACTATAAAGTTCTCCTTTTTAATTTAAGTTAATTTCTAATTATTCTTCGCTAGCTTTCTTTAATCTTAGAATACCAGCTTGTGCTTCTTTGTAATCGTTTACGAATTTTACAGCTCTTTTATCAGAATCTTTATCTTTCCAATCACGTAAACTTTCCTTTGTATCTTTTCCGTTGTGATGTGGATATGCAAATATTGTCATATGTCCATCTTTTCTAAAATCGTAAGTTGCATAAGTTTCTTCGCCGTCGGCTGATTCGGTAATAGTATCAAAGTCTTCATCTAATTCTTCATCAGATTCGTCCTCTTCTGGCATTTCTGAAACTTTTTGAATTGCAGCTTTAAATATTTCAACACATTCTTCTTTTTCAATTTCCATCTTTTCGCAAGCGATTTCTAAAATTTCTTTTAGTTCATCACTAAACTCTTCCATAAACATTTCAAGAGCTTCTTCGTCGATTTCTGGTTGATCTTCTAATTGTACGTCATCGTCAGCTTCTTCTTCAAACATGTAAGATTCAAATTGAGGAATGTGACTTTCTTTTACGATTGTAACTCCCATTGCTGGAGGTGTATTTAAAGGCTCTTCGATTTTAACTTTGGCAGCACGGCTTGGCACATCGCTATGAAATGCTTTCCAGTAACCATCATTATTATGGTTTTTACCACCATTTTCAAAGTTAGGGTCTCTTTTTACAATATTAGTCCACTCTTTTAGTGACTTTCTTTTAGATTTATCAAAAGACTCAGTTTCGTTTGGTCCACCGAACGCAGGCGCTTTCATGTCCATAAAACGCTTAAAGTCTTTAACATCATTACTTTTTAGGTTAAAAATATCCATTTGGCTTAGGTTTTAAATTTTTAGAATTGGCCGTTTCTTGTTTCGGTGTAAGTATCAGCGATAAAGTTGAATTTAGCTGTGTAGATTTTGTCATCAGTATAATTCAATGCCATTTCCTCAGTTAAATTATCACCAGTTGCATAAACAAATACTGGAGCAAATGTAAACTCTCTGTAAATGTCTCCGGCTCTGTTGTGAATACCAACATAGATATTAGCACCGTTTGGAGCATAATCTTTTTTAAGACCTTGACGACCAGTCAATGGATCATATACTAAGTTTGCCCATGCTCTAAATTGGTTGTAGATATACATTTCATTTGCATCGTTTAAGTTGACTTCAAATGTAATTGCAAGCTTTGCGCCAGTCTCTTTAGGAGCAGCTGCTGCAAAATATCTTTTAGAGAATCTGTATTTCTGTTCAGCAACAGTACCTGTACCTGCTTGTTCTGGTAAGCCGCTAAGTTCTTTTACGTGTTCAACTATTAATGGAGTAATCGCATTATTGTTGATTGATGCAGGTGGTGTAATAATTACCGTAAACTGGTTAAGGTATAACGGTTCAAATAGATTACGACCTACTGCTGAATTTTTAAAATGTGGTAAACCTGCCATTTATATTGGACCTTTTTGTTTATTTATTCATTGATTTATGCTTTATCTCGACGTTCATCTTCCTCCCATTTGGTAAGAAGTTTTCTAAATTCAGCATCTTTTTCTTCTTGTGTCATGGTTTTTGCTCTATCGCTAAACTCCAATTCACTTATTCTACGCTTTAACTCTCTAGCACTAACTTCATTATAAGTTTTTGCAGTTTGAGTTGATGGTAAGGACTCATTACCAGATAATTCTAAATCTAGAGTTGGAATAATTGCAACAATTAGATTACCTGGATAACTTGGATTATCAACTTGAAAATCTTCCAACTTCATATTAAATCCTGCTCCAAATAATTTAGCTAATCCAGTTGAAGCTGGTGTAATAGTGATTGTAAATTTATC